CGGGAAGACTTCCATGTCAAGGTCTTTAAAGATAAGTACCCTGTATCCGAAGGTCATTTGTTGTTTGTGCCGCAGTATGCAGCCGATGGAGTGATTGTCGACTGCTTTAGTGATGCACTAACACACGGCAAAGATATGGTAGAGAAAGGTGAGTGGGATGGATTTAATATTGGAATCAATTGGGGTGAGGCAGCGGGTCAGACCGTAATGTACCCGCATATACATCTAATTCCAAGACGCAAAGGAGACATGGCGGATCCTCGTGGCGGTGTTAGACATGTTATTCCAGAAAAAGGAAATTATAAAAAATGAGCAGAGCTTTATTCATAGGTGATAGTCAAACTTGTGGCTACTGGAGTCACCCGACTAAAGTAGGGCCGGGTAGTTATTCTTATTGGAACGACAACAACTATGCAGAAATCTACGGAGAAGATAATAACAAACCCGTAGCTATATATGCAATGGCAGGTGTTTGTAATCGAGTCTACACTGATTGGCTAGCTAACATGTTTAAAAAATATGATGATATAGACGAAGTGTTTATATGTCTAGCACCATTCAATAGATTTAGACTGGCTTTTGACGGTGAGTTGTCTGACGAAATTATACCCATTGACTACTTTACCGAAAAGATGAGTGCGTCCGATGGTGTCGTTGATAGGTATTGTGATCAAACTATACAAAATGAAAAAATACAACTATTTCAGAAATCACGCGATAAAGACTACAGTAATTTTCCCGGGCTAGATATTGACATGGGCAAAGGACTGGCATCACCAAATCTTCGTAAAAACACCTATATGGAAGTTAAGTTATTTTTTGAACTTAATACATTTTTAGAAAAACGTGATTTTTTACTAGATGTCTATGTATGGGATCGCATGTGTGCGGAACATGGTGCCAAACTTTATCTTTTTAATTTTACAGAACGATTAAAATTTCCTAGTAATTTTGAATATTATGGAAAATTAAACAATACTGTGATTGCTACTAAAACCGTTGAAGCCTATCTCGCTGACAAACTAATAGACCATACAAAATTCTATCTAGAAGACAACGAACATTATAATCGTGAATATCACAAGTATATCTCGGATAAATATCTGCCCTGGTTAAAGACACAATGAAAATATTGATTGCGGGAGACAGTTTTGCTACTGTATGGCCGAATGCCGAGTTGGGTTGGCCTACACTGCTCGCTGCAAAATACAATGTGGTTAATCTAGCACAGGCGGGCATAGGAGAATACAAGATTCTAAAACAAATCGAATCTCAGCATGTTGCAAGTTTTGACATGGTGATTGTGAGTCATACCAGTCCCAGTCGACTGCATACCCCGCAACATCCCATACATAAACAAGGGCTGCATAAAGATTGTGATTTGATTTTAAATGATCTGCTCGATAGGTCTTCATTTAGAAATCCCAGTCTTAAGGCCGCACAAGAATATTTCAAATATCATTATGATGATCAATATCAAATAGACATTTATAATTTAATTAGAAAACAGATCAAACTGTTGATCACTGTGCCATATATCAGCATGAGTCATATTGATATTGTTAATCAACTTGCAGTAGAAAACAATCATATTGATTTTAGTGGCCTTTGGTCTAAGGAGCGAGGAAATATAAATCATTATACCATTGAAGGCAATTCTAAAATATTTGAAACATTAAAGGACATCATCAGTGCATGAAATTCTGGTTCCGTGGAATAAAGAACAAACTGGGTTTTGGTGGAATGAAACTTGTGCTATGGTATTGGAACACTTTGGCCTGCCAGGCGATCGATATACCAGTCATCCAGAGACCGATCAGATGACATTTAAATTTCATAACGAACACGATGCTATGATGTGCAAAATATTGTTAAGCGACAGAATATGATCAAATACATTGTTGGATTTATTGTTGCTTGCGTCCTTTGGATAATTGTACTTTCTCGAGTAGAGCTTCCCGAATATCGAGTGTACGATTGTAGTATGGCTGAATGGCATCCTGATATTCCCATCGATGTAAAAGAAGAATGTCGTAAGCGTAGATATCAAGATTGGAAACATAAAAACGACAATGCCATTTAATTAGGAGTTGAAATTGAAAAATTGGACAGTTACCGTTGAAGAAGATCTCGACACAGGTGATCTTGTTTTGCCGTTACCTCAAGATATGCTCAATCTACAAGGTTGGGTAGAAGGCGACACATTAGAATGGATAGATCAAAAAGATGGTAGTTGGCAACTCAAAAAGGTTGACACAACTAGTGAAAAGAGTGTATAATATACTATGAGCAAAATTAAAATCGCAGAGCTGTTTTACAGCATACAAGGTGAAGGTAGATACATGGGTGTGCCTAGTGTATTCTTACGCACATTCGGGTGTAACTTTAAATGTGCCGGCTTCGGTATGCCTCGTGGGGAAGTAAGTCACGAAGCTACTGACATTGCGGCTACACATAAAATGATTACGCCTTTTACAAAGTATGAAGATTTACCATTAGTTAGTACTGGATGTGACAGCTACGCTAGTTGGCATCCTGACTTTAAAGAGTTGTCGCCTATGCTTACTAGCGAAGCAATCGTAGAACGAATTATGGAAATTATTCCGTTTGAAGAATGGCGTGATGAACATCTGGTTATCACAGGTGGCGAACCTTTGCTAGGTTGGCAACGTGCTTATCCTGATTTGTTGAATCATCCAAAGATGGGCAAGTTAAAAGAAATTACTTTTGAAACAAATGGTACTCAGAAACTAACTCCAGAGTTTAAACAGTATCTAAAACAATGGGCACAGAATCCGCCATTTGCCTCTAGAGAAATTACATTCTCAGTAAGTGCTAAACTTCCTTGCAGTGGCGAAAAGTGGGAAGAAGCTATCCTTCCAGAAGTCGTTTGCGAGTACGAAGAAGTTGGTACAGCATATTTGAAGTTTGTTATTGCTACAGAACAAGACTTTGCTGATGCCGAGTGTGCGATTGCCGCATATCGTAAAGTAGGCTTTACAGGTCATGTATATCTAATGCCGGTAGGCGGCGTGGAAAGTGTCTACGCATTAAACAATAAGAATGTAGCATTGCTAGCAATGAAAAACGGACTACGTTATAGTGACCGTTTACAAGTGCCGCTGTTTAAAAATGAGTGGGGTACCTAATGAAGAAGTTTATAGAAAAACTGTTTGGCATTGACAAGATCAAGGCCGAAACTGCGGCAGCAGTACAACTGGCCGAGGCCTCAACAAAAATTGCCAAAGATGCAGTCGAGGCTGCGGAACGTGCTGTAGAAGCAGAAGAAACTGCTAAACTAAGTCCAAAAGATCGTGCTACCAAACTAAAGGAACCTTGGGTAGGTGTACTTAACACTCACGTTAATAAAGATAATATCCGCAATGGCTTTTTTGAGCTTGACTGGAACGAGCAGTTTGTGTTAAAATTAAAGCAAGAAGGATATGGTTTCGACGGCGATAAAGACGAAGAGATTGTAGATCGTTGGTTCCGTGAACTATGTGCTAATGTAGTAGTTGACGGAGATTTTGGCGGCGCTGTAAACACTGGCGTTATTGATATTAATGAAGTTCGAAAGAAGAATCTATGACATATATTTTAGTTGATACTGCAAACACCTTTTTTCGTGCAAGACACGTTATCAACGGTGACGCTGATATCAAACTAGGCATGGCATTTCATATCACACTTAACAGTATTAAGAAAGCATGGCAAGACTTTGATGGGAAACATGTGGTATTCTTCTTAGAGGGGCGCAGCTGGCGTAAAGATTTTTACAAACCCTACAAGGCACAACGCACTGCGGCTCGGGCGGCACATACAGAGCGAGAAGCAGAAGAAGAACGTGTATTTTGGGAAGCCTTTGACACATTTAAAGATTTTGTTACAGAAAAAACTAACTGCACAGTACTACAACATCCACGCCTAGAAGCTGATGATTTAATTGCAGGTTGGATACAAAGTCATCCTAGCGATAATCATGTGATCATTTCAACAGATACAGATTTCGTACAACTAATTTCACCTAATGTAAAACAATATAATGGCGTCACAGAAACCACAATCACGCACGAAGGCTACTTTGATAAAAAAAATAAGCCCATCATTGATAAAAAAACTCAAGAAGTCAAAGCGGCTCCGGATCCACAATGGCTACTTTTTGAAAAGTGCATGCGAGGCGATACCTCAGACAATGTATTCTCTGCATATCCGGGAGTACGTGAAAAAGGCACAAAGAATAAGGTTGGTCTCCGTGAAGCCTACGGTGATAGAGACTCAAAAGGCTATGCGTGGAACAATCTCATGCTTCAACGCTGGTCCGACCACAACGGTCAAGAACATCGTGTGCTAGATGACTACGAACGCAATCGTCAATTGATTGATCTGGCTGCACAACCAGCCGAGATTAAACAAATTATGGTTGACACAATTACAACAGCAACGCAGGCAAATAAAAACGTCAGCCAAGTTGGTATTAGATTAATGAAATTTTGCAATCTGTATGATCTTAAAAAGATTGCCGATCAGGCACAAGCCTATGCTGAGCCACTGAATGCGAGATATATACTATGACAGATTTACACGCAAAACCAATCATTGAAAATAAATTCTGGATTGTTGAACGAGATGGTACAAAATTTGCCACTTTAAGAAAGAACGAAGACAATCGTTTTGTTCTTAGCAACGAATTAGGAATTAAAATCTATGACACCAAAGAAAGTCTAACTCGTCAATTTGGTAAAGATTTCTTTGTTGCAAAAATTATTAAAGAAGCAGACAATGCACTGCCAAACGAAATTCATGGATACTCAACAAGTACTGAACCGCACAATGCAATGTTTGATATCAAACGTAAATTACCTTTGTTTACAAAAAGCATTGATTCAAAAAGTTTGTATTGTGCAGGTTACTATGTAATTAAATTTGACAAAGGATGGGTTAAATCATTTTGCCCTAAGTTAATTACCCTGCAAAGATATACCTATCAAGGTCCCTTTAAAACTGAACTAGAAATGCGGCAGGTTCTGGCAAATGTCTCAAAGTAATTTACCTACAAATTTACCTAGTGTTGAAAGATTGCTGGCCAGAGTAGCTGCCGCTGAACGTAGTCAACAAAAAGACATTAGAATATCA